CGATTACAAACCCGAACTCTGTATCGGTATCGTTCGGCACAGCAATGACGCTCTCGAAAAACGGCGGATTGCAGTATCCGGGGCAATACTGGACTTCTACGGGCAAGGGAATCCCGGCACAAGATGCGCCTGTATTCAGCGACGCATCAACTAATTCCGGGACAAGTCAGCTGGTTGTGGTTGACATGGGCGGCACGACTTTCGATTTCAAATCTGTCGATATCGGGCCGATTTCGTTTTACCTCCCTGCGCCGAACCCGAACAACTACGTTCGAATATCGGCGTACACGGGGACTCCGGTTACCGTCTCGAACAATACGATAAGCACGGCCGGCGCAACTCTGAAATCGCAGGGCTATGTTGCGAACACGACAACCACCCTGCAGCAGTTCAACGTCGCCACCGATGTGACGTGGACAACTGGATCGGATATGAATGGCATTACGTCATTCGTCATGGAGGGTTACGGGGCGGCGATGGGCAATATCGTCGGCGGCGGCGTGTCGAATTCGCCATATTACGAATTCGACTATATCCGCGTCGTGCCGGTAACAACTGCGGAATCCAGTTCGCAAACTTTTGTCACAACGCCTGTAATCACTGAGGCAGGAACATCGGCAGACTCAACCGATGCATCGAATGCAAGTGCAGGCGAATCGATAACAGAGTCGGCAAGCGCATCGGATTCGTCAGCGGGCCTTCTGGTGACATCGGTCGCGGTGACGGAATCAGGATCAGCAACGGTTACGCATGCAGCGATTCTGTCCGTGCTCGCAGCGATCGCAGAATCCGCATCGGTAGCTGATTTGATTTCAACGACGCTGATCACGACGCCAACTATCACCGAGTCAGGCAACGCAACAGACACAATCACAGGAACGGGCGGCATTGACACGCCTATTTCGTTATTTATTGCAGCATTGATGCGCAGGCGCAGAAGGTAAGACATGGCAACGATTAAACCGGATATTGAAAACGGCCCAGTTCTCAAGGTCACTTGGAAAAATATGCAAGTTGGCGATGTCGGCGCAGGGGTAAGCTATGGCGCGTACAAGGACCGCTCTATGCAAGTTGAAGGCGTCGATGGCACCGGTGGGAATGTGTTGATTGAAGGGTCGAATAATGGAGGCGATGAGGGTGGCAACTTCCGCTCACTGACAGTCGATGGCACAACTGTTTTGAACATGACAGCAGCAAAGATCAAATACGTCTTGGAGAGAACAGGACAAATTCGCCCGCACGTAACCACTGGCGATGGAGAGACGCTCTATACCGTGACGTTGAATGCAAGTCAGTAATTTCACTGGATAGATCATGGGGCGAAAGTCATCGCTAAGCGCTGAGCAATGGCTTGAAATTGAGCGCAGGCACGTTGTAGACGGAGAGTCGATCAATGCGCTCGCAGCTGAGTTCGGCGTAAATGAATCAAGCGTTCGGCGCAAAATAAAGCCGAATAAAGCCGAATCGCCGAACGCGCAAAACCCCCTTAAAGTACTGGCGAATGAGAAGGTTAAGGCGGACGCTGAAACCAAGCGTATTGCCGAACAGATTGCAGAGTTGCCATATGCCAAGCAGGCCATCGTTGCTGACTTAGCTCGGAAGTTGGCAAACACCAGTAGCCATTTAGCATCGGCTGCAGAATTGAGTGCGGCCTCCGCCCATCGCCTATCGATGTTGGCGAACCAGCAGCTTGATCTAGTTGATGATATTGATCCGATGAAGAGTGCCAATGAATTGCAGGCGGTAACCATCTTGCAAAAGATGGCGAATACGTCGAGCGAGATAGGCCTTAATCTGCTGCGCGCAAACAAAGACGCAATGCAGCCTGATGACGAGCCGCCGACGCCGGTCGCAATCACATTTGAAACGAAGGACGCGCGGAAGCATGAGCACGATCCGGCCAACCCTTAACGTCCCGCAGACAGAGTTCTTACAGCTACCGCACAAGTTCAAGGCGTACGTGGCCGGCTTCGGCAGCGGGAAAACTTGGGTTGGCTGTACGGGCATTGGTGCACACTTTTGGCAGTGGCCAGGGATCAATCAGGGGTACTTTGCGCCGACATATCCGCAGATTCGCGACATCTTCTACCCGACGATGGAAGAGGTGGCGTTTGGTCTTGGGTTGCGCACGAAGGTGAAGATTGCGGACCACGAGGTAGAGGTCTATGAGGGTCGCAAGTATCGCGGCACGGTAATTTGCCGGTCGATGGAAAAGCCGGAGACGATCGTCGGCTTCAAGATCGGCCACGCTCTGGTCGATGAACTTGACGTGATGCCGCTGCTGAAGGCGGAAACCGCATGGCGCAAGATTATCGCTCGGATGCGGTATTTAGTGCCTGGTTTGCTGAATGGCATTGATGTTACGACGACGCCTGAAGGATTCAAGTTCGTCTATCAGCAGTTCGTCAAGGCTGTTCGTGAGAAGCCGGCGCTTGCAGGACTGTACGGACTGATTCAGGCAAGCACGTATGACAACGAGATAAACCTGCCGGCCGACTATATACCGTCGCTGCATGAGTCGTACCCGCCGCAGCTGATTGCGGCTTACCTGCGCGGTCAGTTCGTAAATCTGACGAGCGGCAGTGTTTATCCGACATTCGACCGCCGGCTGAACCACACCGTTGAGTCAATTCAAGAGAACGAGCCGCTGCGCGTCGGAATGGACTTCAACGTGCAGAACATGACGGCATGCATCAATGTGATTCGCGACGGACTGCCGCGCACACTGGCAGAGCGCACGAAAGTTCGGGACACGCCGGAGATGGCGAGGATTCTTAAAGAGGAATTCAAGGACAGGGGCCATCACATCGCTATTTACCCGGATGCTTCAGGCGGGAACACCAGCAGCAAGAATGCAAGCGAATCTGATCTGTCGATACTGCGGCAGGCAGGATTCCAAATCGAGGTCAACCCGGCGAACCCGGCCGTTAAAGATCGGGTGAACGCCTACAACGCAATGATTCTGAATGCGGACGGCGTGAGGCGCTGGAAGATCAACACAGACTTGTGCCCGGTAACCACAGAGGCTCTGGAGCAGCAAGTTTGGGGCTTGGACGGGCAGCCAGACAAGAAAACAGGGCACGATCATCCGAATGACGCGAACGGGTACTTCATCGTGAAACTTTGGCCGATCGTAAAACGCACCGCAATTACACGAGATCTGAATATTTAAAATGTCACTAAAAGTCAACGAAACCAGCAGCGCAGTCGATGCGATGCGCCCGGACTTGGCCAAAATAGAGGCATTGATGGGCGGCACAAAGGCGATGCGCGCCGCCAAAGAAACGTATTTGCCGAAGTGGCCGGCCGAGAAGCAAGACGCCTACGATTTCCGGCTGAAGACATCGACGCTGTACAACGCATTTGCCCGCACGATCGAGAACATGGCCGGCAAGCCATTTACCGAGCCTGTGCAGTGGAGTGATATCGATCCAGTCGTCGAGGAGTGGTTCGACGATATCGACTGCTGCGGTCGCAATCTGCATGTGTTCGCGCAAGACATATTTCGGGCTGGGTTAAAAGACGGCATCACGCATGTCCTGGTTGATTTCCCGGTGACGAAAGACGAGGATGGCGCACCGCTTTATGTGACGCGCGCAGCAGAGCAGGCGGCCGGCGTTCGCCCGTATGCGATTCACATCAAGCAATCGCAGATCTTGGGTTGGATATCGACAACAAAGAACGGCGCGGAAGTGCTGGCGCAATTGCGCATCATGGAGTGCGTCAACGAGCCTGATGGCGATTATGGGACGAATGACGTGCAGCAAGTCCGCGTCTTGACACCTGGCGCATGGAATACCTGGCGTCAGAACGAAAAGAAGGAATGGGTGTTATACGAAGAGGGCGTAACGACGCTTGATTTCATCCCATTGGTGACGTTTTACACGCGCCGCACTGGGTTCATGACAGCAGCGCCGCCGTTGAACGATCTGGCCGACTTGAATATCAAGCACTGGCAGTCGCAGAGCGATCAAGACTCGCTGCTGCACGTTGCGCGTGTGCCGCTGTTGGTGCGGATCGGCATGGACGATGTAACGGCCGCAACGCAAACAATCGGGAAATCGATTACCGATATGCCTCTTGGCGCCGACATGAAATACGTCGAGCATTCCGGCGCTGCAATCGGTTCTGGCCGGGATTCTCTGCGAGACCTGGAAGGGCAGATGGAATCGATGGGTGCCGAGCTGTTGACGGTGCGCCCCGGCGACCGAACAGCAACCGAGGCCGCACTCGATACATCGCAATCGCAGTGCCAACTGGCGGCGATGGCTAGCGGGCTGGAAGATTTTCTGGATGAGATGGTCGATGTGATGGCCAAATGGGCTGGCCTGCCTGACCAGGGCGACATCGACGTGTTTGATGATTTCGCCGCAATTTCCGTTGATGCTGCGAACATCGGCCCGTTTGTAACGTCACTCGTCGCACTGGTAACTAGCGGCATGTTGTCGCGCGAGTCCGCGTTCTCTGAAATGAAGCGCTACGGAATTTTGAATCCCGATATCGCGTGGGAAGATGAATCGAAGAAGCTGCAAGCAGCCGACAAAGACAAGCCGCAGCCAGAGCCAAACGCAGTTGTGTAGGTAATCGCAGTACCAGTTTCGAAGCCGTTCGCCTCCGGGTGCGCGGCTTTTTTTATGCCGCAAAGCAGATGCAGAGCGGTGCATAGGGCGGGATCGCCCATTGATGGCCGGATGGCCGAAGGAAGCTTTAAATGAAATTGAAAATGGATGACAAGGGTAACGTAGTTCTGCAAGACGGTAAGCCGGTCTACATTTTGGGCGATGGCCGAGAGGTAGCGCATGATGCAGAGAGCACCGTAGCTACTATTTCCCGCTTGAACAATGAAGCCCGTACACATCGCGAGGCAAAAGAAGCCGCAGAGGGCAAGCTGAAGGCATTCGAAGGAATTGAGGACGGCGAGGCAGCACGCAAGGCGCTTGATGTCGTGCGCAATATCAAAGACGGCGAACTGGTCCAAGCAGGCAAGGTGCAAGAAATTAAGGATGCAGCAGCGGCATCCGCAAAACAAGCTGTGGCCGATGCGACACGCGCAGCAGAGGCGCGCGAAAAAGCGCTGGCCGAGCAGAACGCAAAGCTTACATCCGATCTGAACAATCACATCGTCGGCGGCAGCTTCGCAAGCTCGAAGTTCATCGCTGAAAAACTCGCTATCCCTGCCGACATCGCGCAAAAAGTATTCGGCGATCGTTTCAAGGTCGATGGCGGAAAGCTGGTGCCGATGGACGCAAACGGTAACCCGATGTTCTCTGCAACGAATCACGGCAACCACGCAGATTTCGAAGAGGCGCTATCCGTCATGGTGAGCCAATACGCGAACAAAGACATGATTCTTCGAGGTTCAGGCGCATCTGGTGGCGGCGCGAAACAAAGCGGCGGCGATGCCGGCGGCAAAAAGTCTTATACCCGTGCGCAGTTCGACGCCATGGACCCTGCGACACAGCGCAGCGCAGCAATGGATGCATCGAAGGGCAACGCAGTCATTACCGACTGATCAAACGCAGCACAATAACCGAGGCCCGCCAAGCGCGGGCCTTTTCGTTTCAGCAGCAAATTGAAATGCAATAGCCAACGCCTGGATGGGTCCGTTGGTGCTTTGGGCTGGATAGCCTGGTTCACAAATCTCAAATCACTAACTGAAAATACGGCTCGCCATGTGCGGGCCTTTTTTATTCCAGAAAGGCTTTAAATCATGTCGAATACCTTAACCGGGTTAATCCCGACCCTGTACCAAGCAATCGATATCGTCTCTCGTGAGTCGGTCGGTTTCATTCCATCCGTTGCACGCAATTCGAGCGGCGAAAAAGCGGCTCTGAACGAGACGATCACCATCCCTGTAACACCAGTCACATCGCTGATCGACATCACGCCTGGCGCTACTGCGGCATCTAGCGGCGGCCAAACCATCGCGCCGCTGTCGATGAGCATCACTAAATCGAAGGCCGCAGAGGTGCTGTGGAACGGCGAAGAAATGAAAGGCATGAACAACGCAGGAACATTTGGCGGCGTTCTGCTGAATCAGTTCACGCAGGCGTTCCGCACTCTTTCGAACGCTGTGGAGGCTGACCTTGCAGCACTGGCTATCTCTGCATCTCGAGCATATGGCACCGCTGGCACCACGCCGTTTGGCACTGCCTCCGACCTGTCCGACTTCGCTCAATCGCGCAAGATCCTGATTGATAACGGCGCGCCGATGAGCGACCTGCAAATGGTGATGAATACCTCGGCGGCTGCGAACATGCGCGGCAAACAAGCCGGACTGTTCAAAGTGAACGAGGCCGGCTCGGCTGAGCTGCTGCGCACCGGTTCTATCGCGTTGCCGGTGGATGGCTTCTATCCGCATGAATCCGGCCAAATCGGCGTCCACACCAAGGGCACCGGCGCGAGCTACACCACCGACACCGCAGGCTACGCCATTGGCGCCACTGGGATCACACTTATCACCGGCACAGGCACTGTTCTGGCTGGCGATGTTGTGACGTTCGCCGGCGACACAAACAAATACGTCGTTGCCACGGCATTGACTGGCGGCGTCGTTACGCTCGCCGCACCTGGCTTGCTGGTTGCAATTCCAACCTCAGCAACAGCCATGACTGTCGGCAACTCGTACACTGGCAACTTAGCATTTGACCGCAACGCGCTGCAGTTGATCACACGTGCACCGGCAATGCCAGTTGGCCCTGATGGCAAGGCGATTGACATGGCAGAGGACGTGATGGAGCTGATGGACCCTGTTTCTGGGGTTGTATTCCAAATCGCGATGTACAAGATGTACCGTCAGATCAAGTATGAAATCGGCCTGGCATGGGGGGTGAAGGCAATTAAGCCCCAGCATATTGCATTGTTATTAGGATGATAATAGGCGGCTGAATGCCAATAACTTGAGGGGCTTCGGCCCCTCTTTCTTGACAGGAAAACGCTGTGAATATATGCGCAACAGTACGGGTCTCATCCCCGGTTACGGACGACAATCCACATGGATTTATCGTCATCAACAAGTCCGATATGACTGACGATCACCAGTTGTTCGAAGATGCACCAGATGCCCAGGACGCGCAGAAGAAGCGCGCACAAAAACTCAAATCGGAGTAATCGATGGCGCTTACAGCACAGCAGATCGTCGATGTTCGTCGATACATGGGCTATTCGGTATCGGGTGCTGTCGGATCTACCCAGTATCGTGAGGTCGTGAAAGCCAACGTTACGCCGTTGCTGGTGCTGCTCGAATTTCGTCTTTTGAATTTAAGCCCGGAAGAGGAAACGGTCGTTGTCACAACGTATCTGACGAATCTAGCAACTCTTGAGACGGCCATTGTCGGCACGTCCGCCAATCTCGATACGGATCAGGCTGCTGTTTGGGTTCACAACAAACGGGAACGCCAAGACCGGGAGGCGCTGTTCAACTCATGGTGCCGTCGCTTGTGCGCGTTTCTTGGCTTTGCGCCAGGCGCAGGACTTGGGAGCGGCACTGTTGCGCTGGTTCGTGGCTAATGGATAGTGCAACTCTTCAGGCCCGTATATTCAAAGGGTACGGCAAGGCCGCCCAGCGCATTGGGCCGGTGAACACCGTCTATCGTGCATCGAGCGCGATTGCGCCGCTCGGCGCCACGGTTACGACGCTGAATGCCAGCTTCAACGCCGAGGACATGAAATACGGCCATCCGAACAAATACGGCAAGCCGACATGGTTCGGCGTGTTCGATGGCACGCTGGTGCATGTTGGAGATTACCTGACAGGGCCGCAAGGAACATTCTTCGTCGCGGCAATGCAACTCACGCTGCCCATCCTGATGGTCGAATGCAACCGCACTATCAACGTGATGCGACCGCAGCAGCAGACCGGCATCGGCGCAGTCGGATACGGCGGCGACACGGACGCAAACGAAACACTGCTGATGCAAGGATGGCCTGCATCGGTGCTGCAAGGCACGAAAGGCGAGAAGAGCGAGACGCACTTGCCGGGGGATGTCCGCATGGCGTGGTGGTCTATCCTGATGCCGCAATATGCCGGCGTGGTGCTGCGCTCTGACGACATCATCACGGACGATCTGAGTCGGCGCTATGTTGTCAGCTCGGCGGAACTGACGGGCGCGGGGTGGAGAATTACAGCAATGCAGGCACAGGCATGAGCGATATCATTGACGTTCAGACGGCGCTGGTCAGCATCGTCGCAGCAGCGGCTTATCCGAACGGCACCGGGCAAGCATCGGTATCCGGCAATCCGATCGTGGTCTATGCCGGGTGGCCGACCGCCTCACGACTCGATACCGATCTGATCGCTGGCAAGGCCCACATCACCGTCTATCCGACGCTGATCGAGACAAACAAGACGCGCTACTCGAAAGATTGGCAGCAGCAAAGCATCAACACGGCGACGATCACCGCGGCGATTGTGGGGCAGACGGTTGTGATCGGCGGCGCAATGCCGTCGCCTTTTACGGCTCACAATATCGCGGTGCTGGTCAATGGCCTGCCATATGTTTATGCGGTGCAGGCTGGCGACACACTGACGACGATTGCCGCCGCACTTGCCGCGCTTATCGTTGTTGGCGTGCCTGGCACGACTTCATCCGGCGCCGTTATCACGATGCCGAACACGGCGAACATTACGGCGACACGGGTAGGCGTAACTGGCACGGCAATTCGCGAGATCCGCCGGCAGGAGCGAGTGTTCCAAATAACCGTATGGGCGAATACTCCAGCCCAGCGTGACGCGATCGGTTCGGCGCTGGACATTGCGCTTGCCGCAACCGAGTTTCTGACCATGCCAGACGGCTACGGTGCTCGTATGATTTACCGCAACAGCCATGTGACTGACGATCTACAAAAAGCCAAGCTGTACCGGCGCGATTTCCAGTATTCCGTCGAGTACGCGACAACGCAAACTGAAGTCGAAACGCAGATCACGCAAGAGCAGCTCAACACTTCGGTGCAGAACGATGGCGCAACCCAATACACAACTGTCCGCACCACCTATTTCTAGAGGCAATCCATGAATATCGCGCTTACCGTAGTTGAAAATTTCCTCTCGCACGTCAAGGGCGACATCATCACCGACGCCAAACTGATCAAGCAATACCTCGCCTCGGAATGGCAGAACCATTTCATCAAAACGGATGCTCCGGTTGTGCCGGCTCCTAAATAACCCGCAATCACCAAATTCAGGCCGCCTTTGAGCGGCTTTTTTAATTTTAGGAGCCATATATGCCCGTAGTACAGAGTGGAAGCATAAATACAACTGCGTTGATCTTGCCAGACGTATACGTGCAAATTCAGCCGCCGAGCGTCACCTTGCTCAACGGCCTACCAACCAACATCCTTGGCGTGGTCGGCACCGCGACTTGGGGGCCGGTAAATGCCCCGACTGTCATCGGCAACATGGCCGACTATGCGCGCCAGTTCGGCGCAATCCAAGCGCGCAAATACGACATGGGAACCGCCGTTGCCGCCGCGACCTTGCAGGGGGCAAATAACTTCCGCTGCGTCCGTGTCACAGACGGCACCGACGTAGCCGCCACGGTTGTGGTGCTGACCAACTGCATCACATTCACCAGTAAATACACCGGCACGCTCGGCAATTCGGCCCAGGTCATCGTCGCAGCGGGTTCGGCGGCATCGACATATAAAGCAACTGTGACAATGCCAGGTCTTGTGCCTGAAGTGTTTGACAACGTGGCAGGCTCCGGAAATGCATTCTGGGTCAATCTGGCCTCGGCAATCAACAACGGACAATCTGGCCAGCGTGGCCCGTCGCAGTTCATCGTTGCCACCGCCGGCGTCGGCACTACGGCAGCCGCCAGCGCAACATACAGCTTGGCAAGCGGCACTGATGGCGCAACTACAATCACATCTACTGTTCTGGTTGGCGTCGATACCGTGCCACGAAAAGGCATGTACGCGCTGCGCAACACGAACACCTCGATTGCGATGCTGGCCGACGCCGACGACTCTACCCAGTGGTCAACGCAGGTTGCCTACGGATTGGCCGAAGGCACGTACATGATCATGACAGGCCCATCGGGCGACACGATTACCAATGCGGTCAGCGCCAAAGCAACCGCCGGCATCGACTCCTATGCGGCAAAGCTTCTGTTTGGTGATTGGGTGTATTTCAACGACACGGTGAACAACCAGGTGCGCCTGATTTCGCCGCAGGGATTCATTGCCGGTCGCCTGGCGAATCTGTCGCCGGAGCAGTCCAGCCTTAACAAGCCGCTATACGGCATCGTAGGCACGCAAAAGAGCTATCAGAACTTGAATTATTCGTCCGCAGAGTTGACGTTGCTCGGTCAGGCTGGCATCGACCTGATCACGAACCCGATCCCCGCCGGCAACAGCTTTGGCGCGCGCTTCGGCCACAACAGTTCGAGCAACGCTGTGACCAACGGCGACAACTACACCCGCTTAACAAATTACATCTCATACACGCTCAATGCTGGCATGGGTATTTTCATCGGCCAGTTGCAAAGCCCGACAGTACGCCGTGCTGCTGGCGCCACCGTTTCTGCATTCCTTGAGGCCATGGCAGGACAAGGCATGATCGGATCGGCAGATGGGACACAAGCCTATTCCGTTCAATGCGATAGCTCAAATAACCCACAAAACAGGGTGAGTTTGGGATATATGCAAATGGACGTGAAGATCCGTTACCTCTCAGTCATTGAGAAGCTGATAGTGAATTTGGAGGGCGGCCAGTCCGTCACGATCAATCGCCAATCTACCGCTCTCGCCTAATCCCACATTAAACGCATGACAAGCCACCTACGGGTGGCTTTTTTTATGGAGCATCACCATGCCGATCAATAGCTACACCGTAGGCCGCGACCTCTCGCTGGATATCATCGGGCCGAATGGACCATTGTCGTTCAGCCAGATCACCGGCTTCACATCCAAGCCTGACATCACCGACCAGAAGATCAAGGGACTGGACGGCATCACGCGTCATCTGCGATTCCCTGATGGCTGGTCTGGCAGCTTCGACATTGAGCGCCAGAACTCGGTTCTGGATGATTACTGGGCGCAACTGGAGGCGAACTATTACGCCGGCCTGAACGAATTGCCGGTGACGATCACCGAGACAATTCAAGAGGTCAACGGCTCTATTTCGCAGTATCGCTACCTGCAAGTGCTTCTGACGATCGACGACGCAGGCAGCTACAAGGGCGACGCCTCGGTGCATCAGAAGATGCGCTTCGTGGCAGCGCGACGCGTCAAAGTTTCGTAACTCTATGGATGGGGTAGCGTTTCGTTACACCCTTGCAGTGACTTGGAGCATCTTCAACCAGCGCAATTTTGCGTCGGTCGAGACCCCCGTTTCGGGGTTCTCGATAACTTGCTGCCCCAATCTGGGGTAATAGGTGAAAAGTTGCGGGTTCCGCCCCAATCAGATTTGAAATCCGATTGGTGAATAGGAAGGATCAGATTTGAAATCCGATCCTTTGAAAGACGCAACCAAAACGCAGGCCAGCCTACAGAGCTGGCTTTTTTATGCCCAATGAGGCGCTGAATAGTTGGCAAAGACCAATAAGCAACCACCCGCTACGGCGGGTTTTTTCATTCCAGAAAGAGATTATGACAACAGATATCCAAATCGTACAAATCGCAATCGACGGCGAACCTAGAGCATCCACCCAGGCAATTTCCTCTGGATACGAACTACAACATAAAAACGTGATGGCGCTTTTGAGGCGCTACATGTCAGAAATAGAGGAGCTTGGAAGGGTAGATTTTGAAAAGCTACCCTTTGAAACCAACGGCGGCATTCAAACTCATGAAGTTGCCTTGCTGAACAGAGATCAAACAATGTTGCTCCTGAGTTTCATGCGGAATAATGCAAAGGTTGTTGAATTCAAGGTTCGGTTGATCCAACAATTCCGCCGAATGGCCGAAGCGCTTCAAAACCGAGACATGACGATGTGGGATAGGCGACTGAAATTTGAGGCGAGGGATCAAGCATCAAAAACGCTTGGCTCGCACGGATCAAAGCTGATGCATGCCAGGCGCAAAGAAAAGCCGGCGCTTGAAGAAGACCGCCGCCTTATTGAGGCCGAAATGGAGCCGCCTTTGTTCCTCAACTAACCGGCCTAGCCGGTTTTTTTACGACCGTCAGGGCAAAATTGCGCTGACGGTCGTTATCTGATTTTGCTCACTGGAATGAGCTGCCACCTTCGGGTGGTTTTTTTATTGGGAAAATGAAATGAGTGAGCCAACCATCACACTGAAGCCGACGCCGACGCAAGATGTACTTGCCAAGGCCGGCGAAGAATCGTTCGTTGTCGATTCCACCGGCCGCACGATCAAGATCAAGAAGCCTGGCGTTCTGGCTCAGTACCGTCTGATCGAGGCGCTGGGCGACAGTGCGCAGAACCAGACCTACATGGGCATGGTACTGCCGCTGATCTATGTGACCGCAATCGATGATTTTGCCGTGCACCAACCGAAAAGCAAGATGCAGGTTGAGGCGCTGATCCAGCAATTGGACGAGGCCGGTATTGAGGCGGTCATGCGCCATGTGCAGGAAACATTCGGCAAGAGCGATCCTGAGCAAGACAAGGCCGACTTAAAAAAGTAGTCCGGGCCGGCCCGATCCGCGAATGTCTGTGGCTCGTCAAGAATGGCGTGCCGTTCGATGTCGCGTTCGGGCTGGATGACATCACGCGAACGGGCTGGTGCATAATTTTCAGTGAAATGGAAGGCCAGATTTTCAATTTCAACACGATGCAATACGAGGATCAGAAATGAGAGAGTTTGCACACATCGGGGAAATGGTTGCGCACTTGGCGACGATGGCCGCAGCCGAAACTCTGGCGCTGCATCACGGGCTGAAGAAATGCGCTGTTGCGATTGAGAAGACGGCCAAGGCTGAAATCGGCGAATACCAGGGCGAAGTGCCGCCGTTCTCTGGATGGGTCGAGCTGGCCGACAGCACGAAAGCTGATCGTGTGGCACAAGGCTTCACTGAAAACGATCCGTTACTTCGCACCGGCAAGCTACGCGACACAATAAGCCATCAAATTGATGGACTGGAAGCGGTTATCGGCTCCGACAGCGACATCATGGTGTATCAGGAGCTAGGCACCGAGCATATCCCGCCGCGCGCGGTTCTCGGGCCTGCTGCGATACACAACAAGGATTTGATCATCAAGACGCTGGGGCATGCCGTTGCGGAAGGGCTGCTGTATGGATCTGGTTCGACGCTTACCGCTCTAGAGTAGGCAGTAGATAAACACGCCTACCATTGCTGAAGCGATCAGGCCAATGAATAACAGGCCAATCGACATGATAAGCATATCAATGCGTTTCCCGATCGGCATCGGATGCGCGAACCGCCATCCGGTACGTGATGCGGACCGCGTTGCGTCGTCTGCTGCACGCACGTTCGGGTATTGAACGAAGGACACTCGGTCAGCCAGCCATTCACGCATTTTGCGCGATGCTTTCATAACTTTATTTCCATTTATAAGAGGCACCTAAAATATTTTCAGCCTATAAAATTGGGGTAACTCTCTCGCTGACAAATCACGTCAGCAAGGGATTGATGCTGCTGGCTGGAGATTTTGCCAAGACCGAAGCGCAAGCTACCTTGCTCCAAAAGCGCATCAACAGCATCAAGAATGACGCGCTGAAGGGCGGCATCATGCTAGGCGCTGGCGTTGGCATGTTATCACTATTCAAAGCACCTCTTGAAGAAGCAAAGAAATTCCAGACGGAAACAGCAAAATTCGCCTCTCTGGGATTCGGCGACAAGGTGACTTCGCAAGCGGTTAAGTTTGCGACCGGAATGCAGACAGTCGGCTCCAGCGCACGCGATAATTTGACGTTACTCAGCGATGCGATGGCAGTATTCAAGAACCTTGAACATGCAGAATTCGCCGCGCCAATCATGGCGAAGATGAAATTCGCGAATGAGGCCGTGTTCGGCCAGAAGGGCGGGGAGCATTCCACGAAGTTCATGGATATGCTCAAGGTTATTGAATTCAGGGGCGGATTGTCGAGCGAGAAGGAATTCGCGACGCAGGCAAATTTCGTGCAACAGGTTATCTCTGGAAGCCGTAACCGGGTTGACGCAACTCAGCTGCTGCAGGCCTTGAAAACTGGCGGTGTCGGTCTTTCGCAGCGTTCGAACAAGGACTTCTACCTCGGCGCTGAGCCATTGATTCAAGAGTTCGGCGGCCAGCGCTACGGCACTGGCGCCATGAGCATCTATCAGAATCTGGTGCAATCACGCGGCACGATCACGGCACAGCAGGAACTTTACCGGCTCGGATTGCTGGACAAGGACAAGGTGAGTTTCAACAATCTCGGCATGCTGAAAAAAGCGATGCCAGGTTCTTTTGTCGGCTCAGGCGTCCTCGAAAAAGAGGGCGAACTGGCTTTGCTGGAAAAGGTGCTGCTTCCGGCATTTGCCGCAAAAGGCATCACCAGCGACGAAGGCATCATCCGTGAAATCGGCATGATTGTTGGTAATCGCACCGGCTCCAGTCTGCTATCCCGGATTTATCAGCAGCGCGCTACGATAAAAACGCAGTCTGCGGCAAATATGAATGCCGAGAATATCGACCAGTTGAGCGCCCGCGCCGGCGGTACGATGCAAGGCAAGCAGATCGACCTGCATGCAAAATTCCAAACGCTCATGCTGTCGCTCGGAACAGCAGTGCTGCCGCTTGCTATCGGCGCGCTCGAAAAGCTGATCCCGATGGTCAAGGGGCTGACGAACTGGGTCGATAACAACCGGGGCGCAGTAAAGCTGTTGTCCGGCGCTTTTATTGCGCTTGCCGGCGGCTTGATGATTCGCGGCTCTATTCTGCTGCTCGGCGCAGCGCTGCGCGGACTTGGACTGTCACTTGCGATGGGTGCTGTCGGCGGTCTTTCTGGCATGATCTCCGGCATCGGGACAGCCGCTGGCTTGATTGCTAGCCCAATTGGGATCGCCGTTCTCGCCATCGGCACGATTGCGGCCGCATGCTATGCATTCCGTGGGATTACGCAAGGCGAGGTTGATGCGGTCAAGACGGACGGCGGCGTTAAGTTGACGGCTGGCGCAGCAGCACGAATTGCAGCCGGCGAGGGCGGTTTTGTGAGGCCGGGCGCAAACAATAAGCCAATCCAAGTGCATACCCAAGTGAACATGGACGGCTTCAAGGTGGCAAATATCGTCACGCAGCACCAGTCGAAGGCAGCATCCAAACCTCAGATGGGCACAGGCCGCTTCGACACTTCAATGATGCCGCTTTCTCCCGGGATGAACATCCGATGAGGCCAGACACATACCTGATCCTGGGCGATCTGAATTTTTCGCGATTCGAAGTTCCGGAGCATATCCAGTACGGCGGCGACCAGGCGCTGGCCGTGCATGAACTGGTCGGCGGCAAGCGGATCGTTGACGCGATGGGGCGGCAGGACAAGCCGCTGGAATGGTCTGGCATGTTCATCGGCGAGAATGCGAGCGACCGCGCGCGATACCTGAATTACTTGCGAATTGCTGGCAAGCCGCTCAATTTGACGTGGGCAGAGTATGCGTACAGCGTCGTGATTAAATCGGCGAATCTCGATTACCGGCGCGCCTATGAAATCCCGTATTCGATCAGTTGCACGGTGGTCGAGGATTTGACGCTGCCGGTTACCACATCGCCGCCGGCGTCAGTCGATAGCGCGATCAGTGACGACATGACGACGGCGAACGCATTGGGCGCACTGATCGGCGACGGCCCGCTGTCTGCTGCGCTCGGCACACTCAATTCCGCGATAGGTGCGGTGTCATCGTTCGCGAATGCCGCGCAAAGCACGATCAATAGCGTGCTGGGGCCGGTTCTGGCGGTTCAGTCGCGCGTCGCGACCTTGATTGCATCGACTGGAAACACCATCGCCAATATCTCAACAGTGGGCGGCGTGCTGCCAAATACGCCGATTGCCACGACGGCATCGAATTTGAATGCGCAGATCGCCGGTTACACGCAGTTGCCGTTGCTGCTTAACCTGCAAGCGGCAACCGGGCGCATCGGCGCGAATCTTGGCGCAATCTCCACTTCCGGCAAGTCGGTAACCAGCGCCGGCGGCAACCTGTTCGACATAGCGTCGAAGGAATACGGCGATCCGACCGCATGGACGACGATTGCGCGCGCCAATAATCTGACCGACCCGGCGCTGACCGGCGTGCAGACGATCATCATCCCGCCGACACCGGACGGCAGCGGGGGCGTGTATGGGGCATAGCGATGGCGCTTAATCCAATCACTCAATCGGTTGCCCGCCAGCCGCGCGGCGTGGTCAATGTCAACGACATCCGAATGGATGGATGGGTGCATTGGGAGGTCGATAGCAATACGTATTCAGAGGCAGACACGTTCCGCGTCACATTTGCGCTGTCCGCGCTGCCGCCGGCATATAACGATGCATGGTGGGCCAGCCAGACGGAAGTTTTCATCGAGATATTCGCCGGATTCCCAGCGGACGCCGAGAATTACAGCGCGGCCGAGCTGCAAAGCCTGACTTATGGCCGCGTCGATGATATCGAATATGACCCGGTAGGCCGCCAATTGCACGTGTCTGGCCGCGACCTTACCGCCATCCTGATCGACGCAAGAACGACTGAATCATTTGAGAACGACACCGCATCTGACGTTGCCAACAAGCTTGCAGAGCGCCATGGGTTCACGCCGATTGTCACGGCGACCACGGACTTTACCGGCAAATATTACGAAACCTCTACGATCAAGGTCAACGCCCAGCGCAGCGAGTGGGACATATTGACAGGGCTGGCGGCGGCCGAGGGTTACGAGGTTTTCATCAAGGGCAAGGAATTGCACTTTGAGCCGGCGGCGCTTCCGAGCGAGAACGCATATTCGTTGAAATGGGAGCTGCCGACCGATCAAAACGGCGCGTTCGGCTTCAATGGGAAAGCAATAAATTTCCGGCGTGCGCTGAATATCGCACGCGGCATCGTCGTGCAGGTGACGTACACGATGCCAAACAAGAAGGGCACTTTCATTGCGCGCTATCCGAACAAAGCAACCGGCATCAAGGTAGGGCAGAGCGCGGCAACGTCGCAACTTTACTCGATCACCGTCCTAAACATCAGCCCGAAAGCGGCATTGCAGCGCGCGCAAAAGGAGCATGCGGCCATCACGAAGCACGAAGTTAAGCTGCATGCAACGATGCCAGCGGATAACCTTTTGCAGCCGACCAGCATCATCACCGTGACCGGCACAGGAACCGTATTCGACCAGACCTATTACCCGGAGAGCATCGTGCGAGAAATGGACATCACCAACGGTTACAACATGACCGTGCACGCCAAGAATCATTCCCCTAGCACGGCAGTGGCGCTATGAGGCACCTACTCAATGCGATGCGGCGCGAAGCGTCCAATGTGCTGGGCGACGTGGCACTGCCGAGCACCGGCATTGTGCGCAACTACGACCCGAACAAGTATGCGGTGCGCCTTGAGTTGCAACCCCACGGTAATCTGACCGGCTGGATTCCACTGCAAACAGCATGGGTCGGGAATGGGTGGGGCATGTTCTGTCCGCCGACGATAGGCGACATGGTAGAGGTCACGTTCCTGAATGGCGACATCGATTCAGGCGTTGCAGGTTTGCGCTTCTTCAACGATCAGGATGTTCCGTTAAGCGTTCCATCCGGCGAGTTCTGGCTTGTGCATAAAAGCGGATCGAAGCTGAAATTCCACAACGATGGATCGATCGAGGTGAGCGCGGCGGCAGGAATCAGCTACACGGCGACCGGGCATGCTTTTCACGGCCCTGTGACGATGGATAGCACATTGAACGCAGCAAGCACGATAACGGCACCAAATGTCGTCGGCACAACGAATGTCACGTTCGGCGGAAAATCAGGCATCGGGCATACGCATTCCGATCCGCAGGGCGGAACTACAGGGGCACCAGTATGAGCGACTTGCACCACTATTTCGGCGGCGATTTAACGCTGTCCGCCACCGGCGACCTTTTGAAAGTCGACGGCACAACGCAGGGGCAGCAACGGGTATTGCGCCGGCTGCTGACCAACCCGGCCGCATTCGACAGCAATGGCAATGTGACGGTCAGCGGCGACTATATTTTCCATCCGAACTATGGCGCCGGCCTGCCGCGCATGGTGGGCGATACCGTCAACATCGCGAAAATCAAGGGCGTGATTCGAGGCCAGATTCTGCTGGAGGCGTCAGTAGCGAGGAACCCGGAGCCGATCATCACCGTGACTGAAATTCAGGGCGGCGTGTCGGTCTATATCCATTACAACGATGCGCAGACTGGCAAGCCGGTCGCGCTATCGTTTGATGTTAATCGGTAAGGGAAAATATGAGTTTGTCAACGCAGGATTTTGCAACAGTCGTTAGGAATTCCTTTACCGCGATCCAGGGCGCAGCGCGCGGCCTGGTTGATCTCACGATCGGATCAATTCTGCGATCCGTGGTCGAGGCCAATGCCACGGTGATTCTGTGGCTTCAGGGTCTAATTCTGCAATTGCTTGCCACTACGCGCGCCGCGACATCTAACGCCTCCGACTTGGACAGCTTCATGCTCGATTTCGGCGTGACTCGACTTGCAGCGGTAGCGGCATCCGGGCAAGTGACTTTTGCACGATTCACGGCGACTGCGCAGGCCGTTGTTCCGGTTGGCACAACGGTTCTGAGCGCGGACGGCACGCAATCCTATACCGCGCTGCTAGATACTGGCAATGCCGCCTATAGCGCATCACTTGGCGGCTACGTTCTGGCACCAAGCGTATCAAGTATCAACGTCACGGTGACTGCTGTGACGGCAGGCATCGCGGCCAATGCCGTTATCGGGCAAATCTCGCTGCTGAACCAGCCGATTCCAGGCGTCGATACAGTAACCAACGCGGCAGCTTTCACCAATGGCGTCGATGCCGAGTCAGATGCGGCGTTTCGTGCGCGATTCATCACTTACATCGCATCGCTGTCGAAAGCCACGAAAACGGCGGTCGGCAATGCAATAACGTCACTTCAGCAGGGCGTCACATACTCGCTGACCGAAAACTTTACCTATGGCGGATCTGCTCAGGACGGATATTTCTTCGTCGTTATCGATGACGGAACTGGTACACCGTCCGGAACATTGCTTTCTTCGGCCGCGAATGCGATTGATGCGGTGCGCCCGGTGACAAGCACATTCGGCGTGTTCGCACCAGTTGTGGTGACTGCCAATATTGCGATGACGGTAACGACTGCAGCAGGCTATGACCACACCGCGACTGCTGCACTTGTTGCCACCGCCCTGAGAAACTACGTCAACGCGCTGACGCTAGGCCAAACGTTGCCATTCTCACGCTTGACGCAGATTGCCTATGACGCCTCACCGGGAGTCACCAACGTGACTGGCATCACTCTGAACAGCGCGACGGCAGACGTTACCGCCACCGCTTTGCAGGTAATCAAGGCGGGGACCGTTTCGGTCGCATAAGAAGGGATTTGCATAATGTCGATCGGTGATCAAAGTGATATCTTTGGACGCATCAAAAGCGTCCTGCCGCGCTGGTTCGGGCCTGATAGCCCGCTTCTTGATGCGCTGATTCAAGGGTTGGCGAATGCATCGGCGTTCGTTTATTCGCTGTACCTGTATGCCAAGCTGCAAACGCGCATCCTTACCGCGACCGAGGGCTGGCTCGATATGGCGGCGGCGGACTTCTTCGGCACAGCACTGCAGCGTACTTCGAACCAATCAGACGCGAGTTTTCGCGCCCGCATCATCATCAACCTGTTCCGTGAGCGCGGCACCCGCAACGCTATCACCAAGGTTCTGACCGATCTTACGGGGCGCGCGCCGATTATCTTTGAGCCGCAGCGCCCGATGGATACCGGTGCATATAGCGCGCCAAACAGCGGCTATGGCGTGGCCGGCGGATATGGATCGATGCTGATTCCATTCCAAGCATTTGTGCAAGCGTTTAGACCGGCGGCAACCGGCATTCCGTATGTCGCTGGTTACGGCACTTCGCCGGGTGGGTATGGCACTGCCTCGCAGGCCGATTACGCCACGCTATCGCAAAGTACCAATGCGGTATCGGACGCCGATATCTATGCGGCGATTGATAGCGTAAAACCAGTTGGCACGATCATCTGGACTCAAATTAACTCGTAAGAAACACCTGCCCCCCAAACAAAGGACGCTTCGGCGTCCTTTTTATTTCCCCACAAAGGACGCTTCGGCGTCCTTTTTTTATGGAGTAGCAATGGATCGCGTCCTTATTTATCCAGGCCAGATACCCTTAGAAACTGATCTACTAGGAACCAACAAGAACACAATGATCGGGCTGTCGAAGCTGGCGGCCGCAATTCTTGGCACTTCGACGCAATTAAACGGATTGGCATGCAATGCGAACAGCCCGGCCGCATTGAACGTTGTCGTCAGTCCCGGCGAAATCTACAGCCTGCAAAACATCGACGGCACTGCGTATTCATCGATTGCCGCCGATACCACGCATAGTATTTTGAAGCAGGGCATCTTGCTCGATGCGGTAACGCTCTCTTGTCCAGCGCCCGTGACCGCAGGACAAAGCATCAACTATCTGGTGCAAGTCACCTACACGGACAGCGATACCACGCCTGTCGTGTTGCCTTACTACAACGCCAGCAACCCGTCGCAAGCGTATAGCGGCCCTGCGAACGCTGGCACGACAAACAACACGATCCGCAAGGGTGTGTGCACGGTTGCCGTGAAGGCAGGCATTGCTGCAACGACAGGCACGCAAACAACACCATCGGCCGATGCTGGCTATACCGGCGCTTATGTGGTGACGGTTGCAAACGGTCAGACGACTATTGTGGCCGGAAATATCTCTACGCTGGTTGGCGCGCCATTCATCAATACAACGCTGCTCGGATTGAACCCAACATTCTCGGTAAGCCCGCTTGCGCCAACCCCATCCCAGTTCGACAACAGCACGAAGATGGCGACGACGGCGGGAGTTAAGACTGCGGGCATTCAAGCGTCTGGCATAACGACAATTACGACCAGTGCAGCGATTGGACTTACTGCCATCGGCGGCACAGTGGTTCTCAATTCCGCTAGTGCGATTGCCCCCACGCTTCCAGCGGCGAGCGCAGTTCCAGCCGGAGGGCGGATTGAATTTTGGAGTGGCAATACAGGTATTGCCACTTTAACGCGGGCGGGCTCCGACACCATCAACGTCAACGGCTCCACTGTTACGACTATCGCGTTGGGCGCTGGAGATACATTAACACTTGAAAGCAATGGCGCGAGCGGGTGGTATGCGGTGGCAGGTACTGCGCAAATCCAATACTCTTCCGCAGTTGTCGGGCGCTTACTCAACGTCCAGATTTTCACTTCCTCCGGAGCCTACACGCCGACACCGGGAACAAATTCCGTAGTCGCAGAGGCGCAGGGCGGCGGCGGCGCTGGTGGTGGTGCAGGAGCGTCTTCGGCCTCGCAAACTTCCAACGCGCCTGGCGGCAATGCTGGCTCGTACGGCAAGGGGCGATACACATCAAGCTTTTCCGGCGTCACGGTGACTGTCGGCGCCGGCGGCACTGGTAGTGCTGGAGCGGCTGGCGGCAACGGCGGCACGTCGTCGTTCGGCGTGCTCTTGTCGGCGCCCGGTGGTACTGGCGGAACTGCGTACACGACACTATCAACGGCGGCCACGAACATAAACGGGACCGCCGCACAGTCAGCATCGACGGGCGGAAACATAGTTAATAGCGTTGGCGGGCGAGGACAGCCAGCGTTGTCGTCGCAAGTTGCATACGGAGGAAGTGGGGACGGCGGAAAATCGGCGTTTGGCGAGGGCGCTCCTGGCAAGGGAATCCCTGTCAGTGGTGCGCTGGCAGGAAATAACGCAGTTTCCCCTGGCGCAGGAGGCTCTGGCGGACTGAGTTCAAATGGTAGCGCAGCGGCTGCTGGCGGAAATGGCGCAAATGGCATTGTGATTGTTTGGGAGTATGCATAATGAAAACTTACGCACGAATCGAGAATGGCATTGTTGTAGAATTATTCAGCACTGCCGGCGACATAAATAATATGTTTCACCCATCGATTATTTGGGTTGACTGCTCCGACATTGGTGGTTGTGCGGTCGGGTGGTCGCACACTGACGGTCAATTTTGCGCGCCACCGCAGCCAACAACAGCTTCCCTATGGTCCGCATACCAATCAACTGCACAAGCCGCGCTCAACAAATCAGACATCACGATATTGCGGTGCACCGAGAACAGCGTCACGGTTCCGTCCGCATGGGCCACTTATCGCAGTGACTTGCGGGCCATCATCAGCGCGTCAAGCGGCGATCCAGCGCAGCCATTGCCCACTAGGCCGGCATACCCGGCTGGCACCTAGCACATCAAATAACCGGCACAAGTCGGAACAATAACAACAACCAGCCCGCCTTGAGCGGGTTTTCTTTTTCAGGGAGTAACAACTATGGCAGAGCCGGCATCAAGCGGGGCGATGGGGATCGTCATTTGGAAGTTCGGGGTATTGAAGCTTGTCGGGATAGGGGCTGCAATTTTGGGAGCGGGAATGATGGCGATTTTTAGGCCTCCGAAAACGAGGAAAGAGTTGTTTTTGCAGTGCGCTGTGGCGCTTGGATCGTCGCTTTTATTCGGAGGCTCAGCGGTTCGGCTGCTTGATTTTTATTGTGATTGGATCGACCTTGCGACGGCGCCGCTTGAGGACATATTTCAATTCACTGGTGCGGTGCATGGGCTGATCGGCGCGCTGTCGTGGGGCGTCTTCGGCGGGCTGTCAGTGCTGCGCGATAAGCTCGGGAGTGACCCAGTACAAGCGGTCAAAGACGTGAAGGATGCGTTGTGACTCCAAATCAAAAAGCCTTCCTTGATATGTTGGCGGTCAGTGAGGGTACATCGACCAGCCCGGCGACGAAGAACAACGGCTTTGACGTCATCGTGACCGGCATCGACAAGAAACCGGAAATCTTCACTGACTACAGCACCCATCCGTTCGCCAATGGGCGCAAGTCCAAGACCATCAACACGAACGGCCTAACCTCGAATGCATCGGGCAGATATCAGTTCATGTTGCGCGACTGGGCGCATTACCGCTCTCAGCTCGGGTTGCAGGACTTCGGCCCGGCGTCGCAGGACAAGTGGGCGCTGCAGCTCATCAAAGAGCGTGGGGCGCTGGACGATATCGAGGCAGGGCGATTCGCCGCGGCTGTCGCCAAGTGCAAAAACATCTGGGCCAGTTTGCCGGGGGCAAATTACCCCGGACAACCCATGAACAAAATGGAGACTCTGCAAGCGTCTTATGTTGCAGCCGGCGGGATGCTGGCATGAGCAATCAAGATTAACTCGTAACAGATAACGGCGCGAAAGCCGCCACCAAAAAGCCCTCCATGTGAGGGCTTTTTTTATGCACCAACGGAATGTAACTCAACAACAAAAACCAAGGGAAAAAATGACAACAACAACTTTGCCGACAGTATTGCTAACGAGTTCGGCTGCGACAGTCACCGAAGAGGGCAACATAACGCTGACGGCCGCCTCTCTCGATGGCAGCAGATTGACCAGCGTTGAGCTTTGGCGGGACGGCGTGTCCGTGGCCTCAATGGCCTATTCCGTGCCGTACGTGTTCACTATTCCATTCACATACGCGGACAACGGCATCCACACGTTTTCAGCAATCGCGATTGACTCGAACGGAAATCGCGGGAACACGAACTCGATCAACCTTGCAGTCAACATCCCGGCGCATGATACGTTCGCCGATGTCCCGCAGGACCAGGCGCTGGCTGGCACGGCATGGGACACTGCGGACCGCGCTTGGTTGCCTAAGACGGTCCTGACGGGCGATGGTACCGGCATGGCTAAGATCAGCCCAGCCCCTCAGTACGGCGTGTGCGCGAATTACCTAGCACTTGATGGTGACGCCGGCCAAGGGGTTCTGTTCACGACGAACGCGGCTCGATCCAGCGCTGGCAACCTGATATCGATCGCAATCGATTGCATCGGATCGACGCCGAGCTCTGGTGTAATCAACGGCATTGAGGCGTTGCTCAACGGTGCAAATACGCTGTATCTCAAAGAGAACGTTACCGGCAAACTCGTGGCGGTCGCATACAACCTCGACGCAGGAAAAGACTATTGGCTTGATTTGTGCCGCGTGAGCGATACGATGTACCGGTCCAGGCTGTCGGAAAGCGTTTCCGGCGCGCGCGGGAACGTCATAGCGGCGGCTGAACTCGTCATATCGACCGCGCATGCAGCGGCCAACAAGCTTGTCCAGTTGCGCACATCGGCTGCGAATTGCGGCATCATCCGCATCAAGCGCGTAGAGGCATTGCCCTCTTCGTTCTCTATCCCAGTCACTGCCGCAACAACCACGACCAGCACCAGCAGCACGACGACCACGGCGGCGCCAGCACCTACGTTCCTGTTCCTCGCGAACGATGCCGCCATTGCCGGCCCGACTGGCATCGTTGTGCAGTACGGCCCGCACGGCGCGCCGGTAACGCTTGATGCTGTCGAACTGCTCTACTCCGGCATGGCCGTCGGTTTCGCCGGTAACACGCAGTCGCGTTGGAGAATGCGCCCCATCACTGTGGGCGGCATCCAATACGTGCCCTATGTCGGACTGGACAGCAACGGGCGCGTGGACGTATGGATCGGCGGCATGTTCGGCGCGGCTAACACATGGACTGCCATCAACCGCGAGCGTGCAGCGCTTGACTTGCGCATCAGCCGCAACGGCACGGCGTTTAACATGTACACCGAGGGCGACACGTACGGTTACACTCATCAGCGCGGCGCGTGGATACGGTATGAGTCAGAGCCATTGCCATGGAATTTGACGCACGATTTCATAGTAGGCAAACAGCAGAGCGGCGCGTTTGTTATGCACGACACGCGCAACATGATCGCGTCTAACGAAAACGTCAATCTCGTCGATGAGAAGCCGAGCTATAAACCGTTCAAACTGTTCTCCGACAGCGTGGCTGGTAACGGTCTGCCATACTATGATCCGCGCTACCACATTGGCACGCAGTACCGCAGTACGCCAGCCGGCGGCGAACGCCTGGACATCGGCCCCGTGCATGAGTGGTTCGCGCGCCTGATTTCGGAGGTCGGCACGAACAACAATGCGGCTTGGCTGACGACGGCCAAGGCCACAACGTTGCGCTACGTGGCCGAAGCCGCCGCGCAAACCCCGCTCGTTAGCGGCATGCTTGATCCTGCAACTGGACGCCTGATCGACCCAGGCGCTACGCCGATTAGCTGTCATCGCAACCCTAGTGCATGGGGACCATGTGTCGGCGTCCCGCAACCAGGGGAACTTGGCTACAACAAAAACGATGATGCCGAGATGTTGGCGGACTCGAATTGGGACATCGCGCATCGTCCGAACTGCGGCGTGTCATATCACGCGCACCAACTGTCAAATGACACGTGGCACCTGTTCCTGGCTCAAGCCTCCGCCATCGCATGCATCACATACGGCACCGGCGGATGGCGCGGGACCGACGGCAAGATAAACCGCATCGTGGTTGAGGAGGAGCGCGGCTTCTGGTGGGGGTTGCAATCGCTGATTGAGGCATGGCGCGCAACGCCAGACGGCGACATGCCGAAACCTTTCTTGCCGAAGTCGTATTTTGCAACGGTGATCGACAACACGTTGCAATGGATTCGCGACAGCCTGATGACCGATAACGCCGCGTACTCTAGCCCAGCATGGCAAGCCGCGAAATTCTGGTGCATCCTGGCACCGTTCACCATGGACCCGTACCCGAGCGAAGTGTTCTCCTCCCCATTTATGTCGGACTACGGCAACTGGGTATGCTGCAAAATGCTCATGTGCGGCTACACGAAGGGGCGCGATGTCGCGGAATGGCGCTTTGAAAATGCCCGACTGCGCGCTCAAGCAGGGGGCAGCTTGTATGGCTCGGACCAAGACTTGCGCAATAAAGGGTATCTAGCGCAATGGATCGGCAGCACAAGCGCCCTACCTTATGCGGACCTCGCGTCGTATAAATTAGCACACCCGCGCCATAGTGATTCAGTGATCGACGGAAATCTCAGCATCATGCAATGGGCGTCCGGGCGTGACATGTATCTGTGCTGGGGCGCGCTCAATTTCATGGCGCGCATAAAGGCGCAGGGGCTGGCAACGATCAATTGGGCCCCTAAAGCCGAGGCGTTGGCACTCGTTGCTCGGCACCCTGGTCCGTACACCGGCCCAACCGGCGTCTACGCCGGATGGTGGGCATACGGCAAGCAGTTCGTTAAACCTTTGGAGTAATCCATGAACCCACTTTTGATTAAAGGCTTGGCATCCCTCGCGCTGGCCGCCGCTCTAGTTGCTGGCTATTCTGCATGGCATCACCATGTGTTCGCGCAGGGAGAGGAATCGAAGCAAGCCGAATGGAATGCGGCGGAAAATGCCGCTATCCTGAAACGCACAGAAGAAAACAAGACGCTGGCCGAAACGCAAGCGGAAACCAATCGACTTATCACAAGGAGTAAAGATGCTGAAATCACTAAAATACGCGCTGATATTGCTAATGCTCCACGGGTGCGCATCGGTGGAGCACTCTGCGGTGGACCTTCCACCGCCGCCGAAACCTCAAGCGCCGGCGGCGGCAATGGCGCCGATACCGGAGGAAGGCTGGTTCGTGAAGACGCTCAACGAGATCTTGATGCGCTGAAACTCAAGGTCGAGGAGGCGTTTGCAACTGGCCGAGCGTGCCAAGATTTTGCTCGCGCGAACGGGATGGCGCCATGAGCGCGCTATCACTATCATTCATCGGATTCGGCGCGCTGTCCGTCGCCGGATGGCGCATGTGGCGTTCAGCAGACACGTTCGCTGAAGCCTTCCGCGCGCTGCTGGCCGGCGCTGTCGGCATTATCGGGCTATGCGTTACTGCTGCGTGGTGTGCGTGCTGGTAGATGGTGGCGCACCATCAACCTCATCGCCGAATTTCGACTGAACAAAGCAGCGCATGGCGGCAACGAGGGGTGCTGCCCCTCTATGCTATCGTACCTATCTACATCAATGTATCCCATACTCCCAGAGTATCTTGAGCCCGGATAATTGGCGTACCATACTCCATTGCCGCGCCACGTTGCGATGCCTTCGCGCTCGATGATTGGGCCGCCATCACCCCAATCAGTTGACGGGCTGAATGGTGTTGGGGCGCCACGCAGCCTTTTATCCGTTCGGTCTCCATCGCTATCAAGGGGATAGCCGCAAGCCTTCGCCACCCAGCGGTTCAGCTCTGCGCCTGTTAATTCCGATGTTTTCATTCAAACTCCCGATAGTAGATTTCGCCCGTTGCCGGATTTACGAGATTTACCTCGAACCTGTCATCCGAACATGCCGATTCGGCTGATTTATTGCCGGCCGCGCGATCAAAGAATAATTCTCTGTTACAGTCGCAAGCATAATTCCCATCACTCCATATAAACGGGCTTGGGAATTTTTCGTCAGCATTGAGAATCGCAACATCATCCATCTTGCGCACTTCACCGTCAGCAACGCGGCGGATGTGCGCAATGATCTTTACCCACTTGCCGTCATTTAATGGATGAGTTGGCACATCGATTTCTATCCAGTTCATTGGCTAATACTTCCATTCAACTGAGCGCGGCTCGGCACCTTGAGAGCGCAGCCAAGGAACCAGCTTCCCTTGGAAGCACTTCCCGCACAGGTCGACAGACGTTTCTTTCCCGCTGCCGGATTCAGGGTAGTTATTCCCGGTCTTGTGCGCAACCACAACTTCATCCGCATCATAGTTTCCGCTCACAATATCCGATCCACACAGGTCGCACGTTACGCGGTCAACAACCTCGCGCGTGGCCGCCGGTACAACTTCTGTTTTCATGTGCTTCATTCATCTCTCCATATTCGCCGCACTGCGGCAGTCGTCAGTCTTTCCCGTCGCCTATCTTAGCAAGCGTCGATGCGCATCATGTAACGCATCCGCGCAGTCCTTATTCCATACATATGCTGGGAATATCCAGAATGACGGGAAATATGCGAACACGATGGCGCGGATCGTCTTCATGCCAAATCCTTGCTGTCATTCCCGGCATTCGGATCGGGCACTTCAATAAAGTCATCGTCGATACCTTCGCGGTAACGAAAACGCTTCACTTTGCCATCTTTCGTAACACATCCGAAATTCATCGTGAAGCCTTTTGCTAGGCTAAACTTCGTCGGCAAATTATATGGCTTTGATTCGACCCCGCCCACTAGAGCGCCAAGTTTGCACGGATCTGTCGGGAGCGGGGCGGCGGCTAGCGCCTCATCCCATATATGCTGATTGCTGCCGAGTTTCAAAGCGCGGTCGATTGCATCATCCATAGCTGGGCGAAGTGCTTTTGGTACTATCCTCCATCCCTCCGGCGTCGCACCACTTGCAAGGGGATCGATATTGACTGTAGCGGCAAGGGATTTTTGCAGCTTGGCCTTGAGCGGATCGGATGAATGTAGGGCGGCGACAAGATCAACAATATCTTGGCGCAGCAGCTTCAATGCTTCTTCCGCCGATACCGGCGATACAGGGGTGGTCATGATGTCTCCATTAATCGAACTTCTGGCAGTCGCGCCCAAACCTCAGGGAAATGCTGCTTTGCGCCGGCAATCAGCTCTTCGGGTGAAATGGTCAGCGACGGGGCGAAGAACACGCTGTTGCAGCCGCCGCGCTTGTCTGCCGAGTAATCCCAGAAGGCCAGCGCAGACATGCCCCAGCCACCAAGTCGGGACACCGCTGCGATATAGCCGGTCCTGTCATTCTGTGGCGGCAGCGAACCATCAAAGTAGCCAAGCTTTTCGCCAATGGTGCCGTGTGCACCCATCATCCCCCGCCTGAAAACATAATGACCAGGCTGGCGATGACAGCCAAAGTAGAACCATTCCGCGTTCATGACTCCTCCTTTTGTTGTTTGATGATGCACACGTAATCGGCATTCAGGCTGCGCAGCCGCTTGATTTCTTCGATGAGTTCGAGCGCCACGGCCGGATTGAATGCGGCGACATAATTCGCAAGCTCTTCGCCTCCGTCCCACTCGTGACAGATATCACCGCATTCCCACGGCAATTTTGCTGTTGGGTAGCTAAACAACCCATACCCTGAGTTCGTTTCTCGCGCAAACCACGGTCCAGGCGCTACTTTCATAGCCGCCGCCTTCAGTTTTTCAAGATCCATTGCTGCCTCCTTGGCGTTGATCTGATATGCCATCGACATCCTTGATGTTCGACGCTACCCAGCCGCGCATGTGGGTCCACCTCTTCTCGGCAGCGCGTTCGTTTCGCACTCGCACTGTCTGCCAGTGACGCCCATAATCCGGATAACTTGGCCGCACAGGGCCGCAAATCTCCACCTCGATCCATCGCCACTCATCGATGTGCTCGTCATTGAGATGCATGATTTCGGCCGCCAATGCTTCGGCAACTCCGAATGCGCTGGCAACTGTCTCGCGGTCGTCCGGGTCGATTGATGTCATGTCCATGCCACGCGCCGCGCCGAGCGCGCCAAGTGTGCAGTATTCGCCCTCTGTCGTCACAAGAGAGCCTGACGCCAGCCGCTTCTCCGGCATCGCGTCAAGGGCGGCCAGCACTTCGCGCAGCATGGCCTGCCCACGAGATCCACGGATTGCACTACTCACTGCGCCGCGCCAGCAAATAAAAGCCCAATTGTCTTCACAGTCTTCGCTGTATCCGCTTCTGCTCATCACACCCCTCCTTGGTGTTGCGCGAGAAGGGCGGCAACGGCCGCCCGTGGCGAATCGCCGAACCCTGCATTACTCTCCTGCAGGTTGATGAATCCCGGACCGGTAGCGCACCACGCATTACCGTCCATCCGGACGTTGACTCCGGTATTCCACCAATCTGGGCGCGGACCGTTGTTGCAGACGATATTGCTGACGCTGTGCTGGCAGCTATCTTTGCAGCATGCCCACCCTCCGCCGTAATCGAACGTGATCGTTCCGCACTTCGGACATGGTCCAAGGTATTGGTTAATTGCTCGCCCCTGCCAATCCTTGCCGCGTGTGTAGCAAGGATCAAAGTGCGTCCATGTGTGCTTTCCGGTGTTGTAAGTAGTCGGCTCCATTTGATTACGCTCCTCCTTGGTGTTGCTGCTGGGCGGCTATTGCGGCTGCACATCGAACGATGGCGCGGCGAGTAGCGGCGCACAGATCGCCCGCGAAGTCCGATGACTGTTCCTCGAAGTAGTCGCCGCCAATGTTGCAGGCGGCTGCCGTGATCGTGTCGTTCGGGTCGATGCTTATGCTCAGCTTCACAGCTAGGCGGAACGCGTCGCCGTCGACTTTCAACGGGTTCCATGTTTTCCCGTTGCGCCAATCAATCACAGCATTCCATAGCATGTCGAATCCAGTATTCCAGTGTCCGCCGCCATTATGCGATGACTTGTCAATTTCTATGCCTGCAGCCTTCGCCGCCAATTCCACTAGTGTCTTATCGTCCATCCCCATCCCCTTTGTAGTCATTCTGATTTTGCAGGAATTTGCCGATCGAGAATCTTGATGAGCAATTCCAATGCCTCTCGGATTTCGTCATCATCGATAACGTCCTTCATCGGATCGCCATTTGCAGCGAATTCAACCGCCTCCTTTACTTTCGCGATTAGTAACCGTTCTTTTTTTGAAATTCTCATCACATGTCCTTTTTATGATGGCCAGACCGGGAATCGAACCCGGCACACTCTGCGTTCGCAGGCTCTACCTTTGGAGCTACTGGCCGTTAATCATTATTATGTTGCAGGCTGGGCGGCAATGGCGGCGCGGATGGCTTCGATAGCCGGCCCGACAACCTCCATGTGTATGCGATCGATCGCCTCATCCCATCCGTAACGCATGGCCTCGTATCTGTCGGTTATTCCGCGATCTTCCAATCCGCATCCCATGCCTTGTTCGTGATAGTCAACCTGCGTATCTTCCAGAATTGCGCGAATATCGCTCAGTTCCGCATCCTTCTCTGGCTGCGCTGCAGGCTCACCACCCCGCAAATCATCAACCCAGCCTTCCGGCGTGCCGGCCCATGCTTTTGTCCCGCGCTCGATTGTGGATGATAGGTCGTCTGGCTGCGCTGCATTCACCTGGTTGGCGGCCAATTGATTGATCAAGAGGACGTTTTGGGCCTTGATCGCTCTCATCTCATCCAGTAAATCGGTGTAATTTTTCAGCAACTCGGCGTAGTCTTTTGCCTCGCGAAGATTGGCGTCATGGAGCTGCTGTTCAAGTTCGGCTACCTGATTACTGGATAGGGCGGCACGGGCGCGCCAGAATGCCCATCCCACTTGCGTGGCAAGAGAAGCATAGTCATGCGGATTGTCCGGGGTATTTGCCCGCTCGGTGTCGTAGTTGTGTGCGGAGGCTTCCAGTTCGAACTCTGTCCGTTCATCCACCGCGCCAGATACCGGCTGCGCTGCTGGCTGCACCTGTTGCGCGGGAGCGGGGGCGAGAGAATCAAGAGCGGATGGTGGAACATTGCGCCATCTGTCACCGCTGGCACCGTCTGGCAGGCAAATGTCAAACGTTCCTGCCCGATCACCCAACGCGAAGATTTCATACTCTACGCCATCGAATAAGGCGCGCATGCCAATTTTCCAATCTGGCACCAGTTTCCACCCTGCTGGCACTGCCGCAGATGGCTGCGCGCAAGCTGCGGCACGTTGGATAGCAAGCGCACACGGCATTGCCTCCTCGATCAATTCACGCCAAATTCCTGGTATTGAATCCTTGTGAAGTTGCTCAAGACGAGATAGAACAAGTTCAATATTCTGAAGAGTCGCATTCTGGCATCCCGTGAATACCGCAGATGGCTCTGCCTGTACTGGCTGCGCAGGGGTTTCCTTACCATGAAAAGATGCGACGATTTCATCCCGGAAAGGCTTATTTTCCGCCGAAACTGTAGCAATGGCTTGCGATAGAGACTCGTAATGGCGGAAGACGCTAGATTGCTTTGCGCCAGATGTAGTCCGCATGTCACCCTCATTGATGAGGGAAACATCCTGCTTCAAGGTGTTTACGCAGTCTTTTGGGGTCAGGGCGCATGCGCAAGTAGGCCATTCGCATTCGTCCGGCTGTTTGCTACCCTCATCAATGAAGGTACCAGCCTGCTCTTGAGTTGGTAAGGATTCCTTACTAACTGCATCGCGGTCGCACTGCGCATCCACCGGTGCGGGGAGGGTGGCATCACGCCGGACAAGCTCTGTCCAAGTGACGCCTTCATACCAGTTTCGATAAAACTCGAAGTTTTTCTGGCGCTGCACTTTTTTCCGATGCCCGTGCGTGTCGTGCCACTCGATCAGATACCCATCGGTCTTGCGCTCATCCGGCGCAGGCTTGGCTTCTTCGGCATTTACTGCGGCTAGGATGCCCTTCATCTTCGATATGAAGCTGATCAGATCGCCATTGCGCTCGTCTCGCGTGGTAGATTCTGCCCACCCCTCCCAATCTTCTGTTAATGCAATTGCCTGTTTCAGCGCTTCGCGTGTGGTGGTCATATCGGTTATCCAATGCGAGTTGAGTAGAGAATGTTGCTGTATATTTCATGCGCATCCTCTCGGCTTTTGCCGACCTGGCAAGCGCAGAACCACGCATAAGCGGCTTTTTCAGCCTCGCGGATCTTTGCCATTGCGTCAGCTCTGAGGGCGGCAACTTGTTGTTCTTCGTTCGTCATTTGGCTTGGTGCGGTCATTTCAGTTATCCCCTCTATAGTTTCCTATCCAGCCCAAATTCTTCCCGCATTGACGGCAAATAGCCTCGCATGCGCTTGTTTCATTAACCCCGCCAGCGTGCTTGCATCGAGCCTGTTTAACGTGGCTCCTTACAGAAATGACAGTGCAAACCAAGGCGAAAATGATAACGATAATGGTGGAAATTATCGTTTCTAGTGGTGCGACTGCAATGATGTTGGGCATATCGGTCCTTTCTTGTTATCTGTTGCCATTCGTAACTATCACTTCGCTCTTTTGGCGAGTGCAGTTTTTGCCGCATGCCTCGCTGTACGTGCGTTCGGTTGTGACCGCTTCCCCGCAGCGAGTGAAATAGTGATAGCTTCCGCTGCTCTTGAATGCATAGACCTTGCATCCATCCGCCTCTCGGATCACATGCGGCTTATCCTCGGCATGCTCTTGCTCTGACCTCTCGCGCTCATGCTCCCGCCAGTAGTCGGAGCCATTGCATTTGACGATGCCAAAGAGGACTGCGATGCAGAGGGTTATTTGAACAATGGCGGCCATATCAATCTTTCAAGTAGGCGGGTTGGGTGGCGGATGGCTTGCGGCCGATGGCGTCAAGCCGCGCCGCATAATCAGAAAAATTGTCGGAGTAGTGCGTGTAAGTGTTCATTGGCGGCTCAATCCTGTGGATGTAATAGGATTCGATGTCCTTTATAAAGAACTCTGGAGCCTCGAACCACGCGAGCGAATCGAATGGCATCATGTTGTCGCGATGCTGGAATATTCGGCGCGGTATCCGATTAGACATGCCGACGTAGATAATTTTCTTTTCGGAAACTAAAAAGTAGATGCCGCAAACCGCCGGATAGTGAGACCATCTTTCGATGCTAGATCGATCACCAGCGAATTGAGGAATGGCAGCATCAACAATCTGCTGGTCTGTGAAGTGAAAGCGGCTTACGTTCGCTTCCAGCCGCTTGCACGGGATGCAATAAGTCAAATCGCGGTATGGCATGCCTGCGTTACCATAAACGGCGATGTTCAGAGCGGCTTCTGGAACAATATATTCGGGCATTTCCAATTCCAATCCACGCGCAGCACGAAGCCAATGCGCTAGTTAGCGTTGGAAAATAAGGAAAAGCGTTGGAAAATGATGAAAGCGCAAGTTATCCACATGTGGTAAGCGCTTGATTTGATGGGGGAAAATGGGGTGGCCGACGGGACTCGAACCCGCGACAACAGGAATCACAATCCCATCGGCAATACCGCCACAACACGCATCAAATCTCAATTCCTTACTTCCTATTTTCCAACAAGCTTAAAGTTATCCACAACGAATCAAGCGAGTTCCAAGGCATCCATTGGAAAATTTCATGCTGTATTTTCTTTCATAATCCGATCTTTTTAAGTGCGGCCTCGACCGCGTTTCGAATGAACTCGCTGACTGGGATTCCCAGCTTCTTCGAGGCCAGTTTTAGACGCTCAAGCATCTGTTCTGGGAAGTAAAAATTAGTTCTCTTCATGTGCTTAAATATAGCACATGTATTGTGTGCGCGCAAAGGCTATTCTGTTGCCGTCGCCCGCTTCAATTTCCGCCTATCGTAATGCTTGTGAGTAGTTGCGGGGTTCGCGTGCGCGGCAAAGTCGTACATGTCAGCCGACCTATTCTTGATCTTTGTCGTGATCGCCGCCGGACGCACGTCAAGCAGGGAAAAGTATTGCGGATGTTCGACCAACTCCTTCGCGTCGCAGCCGATCCAAGCCAGCATTGCATCCTGCCAAACTGACCCCCACCCAGAACGCGTATAAGCCTGCCCATGCCGATTGGCGAACAGATACATCCTTTCTCTGCCGTGCGCCTGCTGTGCCCGCTTGACGACCATGCGCAGGCGTGGCGACCAGTCCCGAAGCTTGGTTACCTCTTCCTCGCCTTTTTTGCGCTTGGCGCTGATAACCATAACGCCCTCGCTGGTAAGTCCGGACACATGGAATGGCCGGACCTCTGCAGCGCGATACCCAGTCAGGTAGGTGAATAGGGCGGCACACCCCAGAGTTTTGAATTGCGCGCTTTCTTGTCGCTGCGTCCACAAATAGAAGCGCACGATTTGGCTGCGACTGATCGTGCGCACATCCTTGTCCACCTTCCGCTTGCGCATCCCGACAAATGGATTTTGCTCGATCAATCCCCATTCGACGGCGTAATGGCAAATTGTGGACATTAGCGAAAGCTCTTTCCATCCCTTCGCAGGTGCCCCTGCCTTTGCTCTGGCATCTGCATATTGGTAGCCGTGGAGTGCCCTAAGTGCCATTGGATGCATGCCGCCGAAAAACTTTGTCAGATTTGCGTACGTACTTTTTCTGACCGCAAGCCCATCCTTCGATTGGTCCCTGTAATGAACCTGCGCAATGTCTCGCGCGAATCTGTCGATCATGTCAGCGACCGATCCGGCGACAACTTTACCTTGCTGGATATCAAGTGCTTTTCGCTTGGCCGTCCGCTCGGCTTCGTTAATGGCTTGCCGGTCGCCGCGTGGTGCGGTCGCAAGCGTTTCGCTGGCGCCGTTTGGATAAAGATAGTAGTACGATACTTTCTTGACGCCGACATACTTTTGCAGTCGATCGACGCCGGGAACGTTTTCCTTACGCGAAGGCTTTGAGGTTGGGGGAGTCGGCATATTTTGCTGCTGTCTTTTCTTCTGAAACGCCTAGCCTCCTGTCGCGATATGCTCGCATCACGATTGGCAGGCCGTTACTGTCTATCTCGTGCTTCCAGTTGTTTTTTCGCAGCCATACCGCCATGCGGCACCGCTGATTGGATCGGCAGCCGACGATCTCGGCCAACTCATCAGCGCTCAATCTGCCACTCATAACCAGACCTCCAGTTTATCGACTCCACCAGACTGCTCCAGTGCAATGGCATATACCTCGACCTCATCCGGCCCGAAGTGTGGATGCGTGATTTTCATTTTGCGGAACCCGCGATATGGGAAGTCAAGGCGCCGCTCTGAGTCTGTCGCGCTCGGATAGCCAAGGGTAATTACAACGCGATCGTAATTCTTGCCGTCCAGTCGTTTGGACCAGTGGGGCGTAACCAGCCGGTATTTATCTGGCTTGCGGCCCGCCTTGATATCGTCGAAGTAGATCCGCTTGACCGGCAAATATAGAATTCTCATATTTTCTTCACCTCGCAAATAATCGTTCCGCCGCTATCCATAACAGCACGACCTTTTGTTGCGCAGTCGCGTAAAGTGACGGCATCGCCGAGATAGTTCCCAGTGCAGAGGCCAATTAACAGGAAAACTTCGGCAATAATGAAATCTTCGAAAGTCATCGTTTCCCACCTCCATCGTTATCGCCCGATATCGCCGCAACCGGCACCGGGTCGGTTGTGTACCTAACGCCCAATCCGCCGATATCCATCACACCGCGATGCACTGCCAGCGCCTTATCGATCACCTTCCTTATCTCCCAGCCGCGGTGCGCATCCTCGCTGACGTGCGGCGATCCGATGCTGAAGCTTGCGTTTGGCGCGAATCCGAAAATTCCGGCCACCATACGAAGCCAGACGTTAAGCGATACGCATTCATCCTCATTAATCGCGCGCCCTGATCTGTGTTTCATTTCTCCCGTGCGCGCGAGCTGTTCGATCTCGCCGAACTGGCACATGGAAATTCTAGCCGCCAAGTCCTGCTGCCGCGACAGCGCCGCCGCTTGCTCTATTGTGAGCGTGAGTGATAGTGTCGGTTCGGTCATGGCTTGCCTCCATCTGCTGGCTTGCGGGATAGCAGGTTCCTGGCGAATGCAATCAGTTCCGGCTTTGTGACTTGGTAGACCGTTTGAAATGGCTTGAGGTAGCCGGCTGGGTGCGCTGAAATTTCCTTCTCAAATTTCGCCAATATCTCCTCATCGCTCATCGCCGGCAGTTCTTGCGGCTGCCGCGACATGTTCATTTTTGCGCGATTTGTGGACACGTTTCCGGCATGTGTCGATTGCGTGGACATGTCTTGCGTCTGTGGGCGGGTGTAGAGCTCCATCCAGTTGTCGCTCTCAACTGGATCAAGGCTGATGTTGTGCATAACGTTATCGCCGCGCTTCAATCCTTTCCGCGCCCATGCAAACGGCTCATCCTCGGCCACCTCCCGCTCAAGCGCCTGCAGCTCTTTCTGCTCATCCTCGGCTGTTGTCTGGCTGAGTGCGACTCGGACAATGCCCTCGATTTTCTCTGGAGAATATTCCGTAACCGCGCCAGCTTCCTTCCACCCATCTGCGACCCATGGATTGGCGGTCACATCCACGCGACCATCGGCACACCTCGCCGCCCACATGATGGCATTTCTAACTATCCGCTCACCCGTTGCATCCAGCACTGGCGCGGCTTGCTCTGTCGCCTCGTGTTTGCAGCCGTTGTATTGGCATATGCGCACAGTTGTGCATGTTGGGCACGGTTCGACAAAATATGGAATCTGCTTCTTTGCTTGCTCTGTCGGCACATGTTGGGATTCTATAGCCATGCACACAAAATCATTTTCTAGGCCAAATTTTCCAGAAATGATGTAAGTGATTTTTCGATACAACTCGCGCCCGCTATAGATCTCTCTTCGTGGGTCCCATTCCCGCAGATGCAGCCATTCGCCAACACGAAAGCCGCGATCATCCTTGCGCAGCTCGAACGTCTTTTCGCCGGACTGCAAAGCATCAAAATACTCCGGCCACACTTTCAATACGTGCCCTCTTTTATATTCCTGAATTTTTGCTGCCTGCTGTCCATGCGCGGCTTGCTCTGTCGGCGAGGCATTGGCTGCGGCTAGGGCGCTGCGGGCAAGTGCGCGCATTGCTTCAGCGCTCAATTCGTCGCCTCTGGTCTTTGGGTAGGCAGCGATTCTCTTAATCGCATCAATCAGTGTTTCAGGTGTTGTGCTCATGCATCCCCCCTTGGATTTAGATGCGGCAATCTCGCCGTCGATAGCAGCAACAATGTCACGCCCGCCACGGAAGTCTGAGCCGACCTCGAATACAGCAACTGACATCGCGGGGTCGCCCCATTTAAAATCGTATCCTACGAATCGCTCACGAAGCCATTCACGAAGCTGCGCCTCCTTACTCTCTGGCTGCGCAGGAGGGGCGGCAAGAGTTTTTTGAACCTCTTCTGCCAAGTCCCAGACCGCTACACCCCAATTGTTTAGCTCCACGACATCATCATTGCTGTAATTGAACTGGTTTATCTCTTGGAACCCGGCGATCTCATCAAGTAGCGCTAGGACTTTTGCCGGCTGTGCTGCTACTGGCTGCGCAGGGGCGGCAATATTAGACAAAACTGATTCTTGGGTAACTTTTGATATGGCATATTTTGCGGTGCTGACGAATATCTCGTCTGAAGCAGCTGCCTCATCAATGGCTTTCGCGCACTCCACAATAGTAGATGAGATAATTTGCTGGTATCGGTCTGATGCTGGCACAGCCTTTGCCGCATACAGATCGCGAATGCGCGATTCCACATCCATTTGCAAGCGCGTGAATTCTATAGAGTTAACGGCATGGGCTGCACCACCTTGCACTGCCAGCTCAATTAATTTCGCCAGATTGCACAGCTTCACGATGTCCGCAACGAGTTCTTCAGGGCCCGGTTGTGCTGCGTGGTTTTCGTCTGTCATGCTGCAATCTCCTGTTTTTTATCGATATCCGCCAGAACTGATTCGGGAGTGATTGCGCGGATGGCTTTTGCTGCCGCAAATACACCATTGTGCGCATACGACATTTGACGCCCACCCTCGAACATCATCGTGCGCTCACATTCGTTTTTGCACGCCTCAACAGTAGCGGCAACGATGCGCCGGTCACGCTCTGCGCGGTCTTTGTCGATGTGGTCGATGAGTGCATTAATTGACTTCGCTGCATCCTCAGATGTTTCCGAATACAAAATATCGCCAATCAATGTTTTCAACTTTTCGCTTTTAATCGTGTTTGCCATCGCCACTCTCCCTAGTTTTAATCCGCACCCACTCAGCACGATCCTGGCAACGCTCAAGCAGGCCGCGACCGTCGAGGTATTGCAGCGCCTTTTGGACTGCCGGCCAATCTTCCGCGATCAGAACACGGCCCGTGTCATACCAGCATGTGCTGATTTCCTGCAAGCTATCCGGCTCGCGCCCGTCGTCAGTAAAAGCCGCGCACATCACCTCGATGTCGCTACGCGCTGCGCTGTCGGCTATCTCAAGCGCCATGTCTGTGATGCTGTCGTTCATGCGGCTTCCTCTTTCGGCCAGTGCGGTGTGCCGTTATCGTCAATTAAAAATAGCGTTTTCCCATTTGCCAGAACATTCCAATGCCTCCCAAGATCGAATGACGCCATGAGTTGCATGTGCCGCCTGTCGTAAATATCCGTTAGCGTATTGTTTCGAGCGGCAGAAACAATGTCCACAATGTTGTTTGTAATCTCGATGCCAATTTTCGCCGCGACTATTTCCCGCATGATTTCCTCATTAGTTGGAGCCACTGCGCTACTTCGCCTTGACTTGGCGGACATTTCGCGCGGCGGCTCCGGTGAAATTGTTAGCCGATCGTCAGCCGGTCTTTCTTCGTAATCTTTGCGCCCGGAACATCAAAACCGTCCTCGATTGCCTTTTTGATTAATCCCTTGTCAGGCATATATTGAGCTGGCACCTCTCGCAGATAGTCGGGCGGCAGTTGCTTTTCATCGAACACATCAACACTCGCATCGCGTTCCTTGTGCAAAACCGCTTTAAACGTGCCGTCGGCAGATTTAAGGCTGAGAGCGCCCGTTAGTTGCATCGCTTGTTTCAATGCTTCCTTTGCGCGCTCTGCGTTGTTTGTGAGTGCCTTTTTCTTTGCTGCCATCAGCTTGATATGCGCGTCAATCATTTCGGCATTGGCAAGTGAGTTCAGCACAAATGCAGCAGTGCCAATCGGGTTGCGTTTCGCCAGCAGGTCAAGCGGAAAGTCGGTGCCGATTTCGCCGGTATCAGGGTCAACTTGTAGTTCGGCGATGATCTCTTCCGAGCCGCGATAGAGTGTGATTTGCGTCATTTCATTCGCCGGTTATTAACCGGCGCTCCAAATAGATTAGAAAGGAACGTCGTCGTCGAATGCTGGGCCGCTGTATGAATCCGATCCATGCGACATGCCAGCAGGCTGAGCGTAAGGCGCCGAACCTTGCGGCTTTGCTGTCTTGTCCTTCAGGCTGGCAATGATCGTATCAAGTGCAAGTGCCTTTGGAGCCTTGCTGACAATTTCCTTTGGCGTCTTGCGGCTGGCAATGTCGTATGCGCCGTAGATCAGCATTTTTTCCTTTTGCTTTCCTTGATATTCGCTGATTTCTTTTTGCAGCAAAAGGCCAATCGGCTTATTCATCAAGTCAACAAAGCATGGGGCGCTGCATTTCTCAACTTGTCGAGATTCGCTGCTCCACTTGTCCACCATCACATTGCGCGGCGACATATCCTTAACGCGCAACAGAAGCATGAGCGCATCAATGACGGCCGATCCGGATAACTGCTCTCCGTTCGCCTTGGTCGTCCATACCGAAATAAAAGATGCAGTTGCGCCGTCAGTGGTCTTGAAATCAAATTCAATACCGATTGTTCCTTTCTCTGACGAGACGGCTTCAGCACGCGTGAATGCCCCCTCATATGCGCCGGTTGTGTTGATGCGTCCGGTGCCGCCGATCTTTGCTGCGTTGGCTTGATTCATGCTGTAGGAGTGGGTTGGTGCGTTCATTTCATTTTCCTCAAGATAGTGAGTTGTTAAACTGTTGCTGCTTGCTTGATTTCAAAGTATTCGCAGATTGCCGCATCGACCAATGCAAGATCGTTCTCAATGCGGTCATCTGCAAACATTGAGATCGGCGCTTTCACGGTGTCCGATCCACTGTTTTTGGTGGCGAAATAATGTTCTCCACCTTCCACTACAGTACGAAGGCAAATCGTGACCATGCCTTCGAGCGTAATTTTTTCGTCTAACATTTTTCCGATAGTCTTAATCTTGACGTGGCCCATGTCGTCAGTCTGAGTATGGGCCAGTAGATACACACGCACATCATCGGGAAGTTTTGCCAATTCACTAAAAAGGTTCCATGCGCTTACGCCGATGTCTGTGAATTTCTGGAAGCCTGTTTCCCCACTGCGACGCATGAACTGATTCGACAAAATATATTGGAAGTCATCAACGATAATCACCTTGCGCTTTGTCTTGCGTGCCACGCACAAGATGGCGGTAGTGTCATCGCTAACAATAACGTTGCCGGATTTGTTAGCGCTTGATAGCTCGCCCCATCCTTTGCTTTTAAAGGACAGAGGCTTTTTGATTGATTGAATCAGAAGCGTATTTGCTGAATCAAGGTTGCGCAGGCTGGCGGTTTTTCCGCTGCCGCTTTCACCGAGAATAAGGCTAAGAGTTGACATGACATTTCCTTCAAATTCTTCAAAATAGGTTTGTTGTTGCTACTTAAAACGGCGTCTTCCACTTTGCTGCATACTCTGCATCTTGCTGCACTTGCTCCGGCGTTTGCACTGGTGACCAGGTTTCGCCCATCGGTTCCGTCTTCCTTGCCCGTGGCGGCTTCGCTTGTTCTGCCAGCCGATCAATGCGCTTTTTCTGCTCTTGCACCTGCTGCCGGATGTCTGTTGTGCTCATGTCAGCCTCTTGTTATTGAATCGAATTCCGCTCAGCGCGCAGTTGCATAAGCTCGTGGTGCGTGTGCCGCTTTGCGTCCAACTTCTCTGCAATTTCCCGGTTAATCAAATCGAGATTGCGCTGTGCCCGATGAATCGCATGCTCTATCTGATAGCGCCGGTGCGATTCGACGATTTTCTTTACCCACATGCTTAAGAGTTCTGGCATTGTTATTTCCTGTTGTTTGTTCATGATTCGTCCGGAACGAGTACTTTTTGCGGTTCGCCGCGCATTTCTCCTTCTGACGCCCATCCCCTTGCTTCTTCTCTTGCTTCTCCTGGCGTCTCGTGCAGTTCGCTTGGCATAACCTTTCCAGATGGGCTTGCGTACAACTGAATCCACATCTCTTTCGGCGGCTTGGGTGCCATGCGTAGCGCCTCAACACTAGAGGTGCTGAACACACGCCGATTCGCATAGTTTTGCAAAACGACTACACCGCCAAGTTCAACGCCAACAAAATGCACATCCTGCCAGCCGTCGGAGAACTCACCGTTATGAAACTGCACCTTCTCCCCGCGCTTGGCGGCCTCTAAATTGAACGCG